TTTACACTTGATACTTAAAGTGGCCGGGTGTTCTTCTGAATGTCCGACTTGTTGCCCGTGTGCAACAGACAAGAGGTGGTCGCCCTCCAGCCTTTGGGCAGTGACCGACACATTAGTGAGCATCCTGACTCTGGGGGTGTGTCACGAGGAAGTGAGGCAGTATCCTGTCGGGTTTACAAAAACCCCGTGGGACTCACCGACCTACATTACAAGAGTAGACGTGCAGCTCTCCGTGAAAGGAGGGCTCGCCGCCAATGGCAGCGGCAAGATAGGGATTGGGAAAATGCCATGTTTCAGAGCGATGTTAACAGAATTGCTGAAGAGGAAAATCGACTCATACAACTCGAAATTGGGCTACTTGGTAGCGGAAATTCGAAAGGAGATGGACCAGAGTGCTTTGTGTGCTCTAAGGAACATTATCCTTACTGCAAGAAACCTAGTGGTGATCAATCACGGGGTTTGTGTAGGTTGTGTGGTCGAAAGCATTTCCCCTTTTGCAAGAAGGGTTCTAAACCCGGATCTGTCGACAAGTTGCAGGAGGCACTTGTTGATAGCATTGCAAAGGAGGACGCTAAAGAGGATGTCGCGGTTGATGTTGAAAAGCTCGATACAGAAATCGCGGAACTTAAGGTGCGTATCCATGAAGCAACTGAAGAATTGCAGCGTACAAAAGAGGAAGGGGACATGCTCCCGGAAGAGGTCTTCAAGGGCATGAAGTATGTTGTGGAGAAAGGTGTTTGGGAGTGGAAAATGAGGCTGTTTGTTATGCTTTGTTGGGTTTTCCTTCTCGTCGTTTCGTGGGCGTTATGGACCATGAGATTTATTCCAGTCACTTACACCTGGAAGTTCTATGCGGACGGGGTCTACATTGGTAGAGGTACTGATGTTGGGCCCCTTCCCCCCATTGTGGCAGTATATCCACTAGGGTTATCCCTAATTTTCATGATGATGACCATGAGATTGGGGCCGTTTAAAAGACGGGCCGAAATTTATTCCTACGCTGGACCATACGTTCATGACAGTGTAGACAGGCGGGCTGATGTTATGTCTTTGGGTGAGGTCAAACATAAAGCCAGGTACTGTTGGTTTGAATTTCGTAAAGGCAGGGAAGTGAACAAATTCCTAGTGTCATCGGAGCTGCTCTCGCAGTTATTGGCACCGACAAACGTGGATGCGTCTTATGACAGCAGGATAGTTTGGGAAAGAATGAACAGGTCTGCGCGATCGCTTCATTCTGTTTCCATAGATCGCTGGCTGTCTGTGTCCCAGTTGCATGTTGTGCCAAATACTGTGCGTGTGGCTTATGCTGCGTACCAGAGTCTGTATAGGACTCAGGCAGGTGCTCCCGCTCTTGGGAAATACTTGCCTTTTCGGCTAGGCCCAGCAACTTGAGGAAAGTTCTCTGTTACGGTTACCGCTTCGATGAGGTGGGTTTGCTTGTTCATAGCGACCTGAAACCTGGGTTTGCCGTGACAGTGAAACTTTTGGGTAGGAATGATCCTTTGTATCGGCCACCTGTGCAACGCTCTACTGGTTGCCATGTCATGGGTGCGGCTTTGCCCCATGCCGATCCGACGGACACCCCTACTCTTGTTGCTGGGGTCAAGAAGCGCATTGGTGCGCGCCTCCCGACCCCGTCCCGTATGAAGCTGAGGAAACTTCGACGATTTGTCCAGAAGTGGCTTCTAAAAAACCTCAAACCCCTCGCTCCAGATTCGGATGTGTCTCTGGAGACTTGGTTGTCAAAGACCCATTATCCTGAGTGGCGTAAAATGGAACTCAGGAATAAATGGGCGAAAATGTTGGATTTGAATGATCACTTGAAAGTGAAGATCCACATGAAAGATGAAGTGTACCCAGAATACAAGCAGGCTCGTGGCATTTATGCCAGGGAGGATGAATTTAAGTGTGCTGTAGGCCCTATATTCAAACTCATCGAGGAGGCTCTCTATCAAGACCCACACTTCATCAAGCACATCCCCGTGGCAGAGCGCGGCAGGTACGTTAAAGAACGTCTGTATCGCCTGGGCGCAAAGTATTATGCCACGGACTATTCAACTTTTGAGGCTTCGTTTTTGGCCGAGATCATGGATGTGGTTGAGTTTGAGCTTTATAAGCATATGACTCGCTACTTGCCCTCTGGTCATTGGTTTATCGAGTTGATTAGTCGGGTCTTGATGGGGAAAAACATTTGTGAGCATAAATTGTTCTGGTTGAAAGTTTTTGCCACACGTATGTCCGGAGAGATGAATACATCTCTGGGCAACGGTTTTACCAATTTGATGGTGTTCCTGTTTTTGTGTGAAGAGAATTGTTGTTGTGATGTGACAGGTGTTGTTGAAGGTGATGATGGTTTATTCACTTTTAATGGGCCTGCACCGACATCAGACCAATTCGCTCAACTCGGGTTTGTTATCAAAATGGAAGAACACTTGGAGCTGTCCCATGCTTCATTTTGTGGTTTGATTTTTGATCTTGATGATGAAGTGGTTGTGACTGATCCAATTGAAACGCTTGTTCAATTCGGTTGGGTCTCACGACAATACTCTAGATGTGGGCCCAAAACCTTAATGAAGCTAATAAGGTGTAAGGCGCTCTCACTTGCACACCAGTATCCAGGGTGTCCCATCATTAGTGCATTGGCGATGTACGGGATGAGGGTGACGAGGTCGTATTGCGTACGAGACTTCGCCAAGCAAATGAGAATGTGTATGTGGGATAGAGAACAGCTGATAGCAGCCATCAAGGATGAACGCTCCTTGGTGAACAAAGTTAGTCTTCCAAGAATTCAGACTAGACTTTTGGTGGAATCTAAGTATGGTGTAACCGTTGAACACCAGATCCTGATTGAGGAATACTTAGGCTCTTTGCATTCACTGGTTGAATTGGATAGTCCCTATATCCAGATTTACATTAAACCAGCCTGGAGTCATTACTTCAGGAATTTTGCCGTTGTTAATGGCCCTGATCCTGTTTTACGGGAAGGACATCCAAAATGTGTAGAATTTGAAAATTATCCACCATTTCCAGTTGGACTCAAAACCCAC